ATGGCAATGAGGCGGCGTACGTCCGGGCTGCCGCGCGGCTGAGCACGCCAGCGGTGGCCGCCACAGCAGCCAGGGTGAGGTGCAGCAGCCGGCCGAGCACCATGCTGGCCGCCGTGGCCGCCGTCGCCGCCCAGGCCCGGGCAACATCGCGGATCAGGCTGGCTGACGTCGCCGCGGTGCCGGCGAACGTCATGCGTGCCTGACGGGTCAGCGACCCGGATGTGGCGGCGGTCCCTGCGAAGATCCTGGCACCCTGCCTGGTCAGTGATCCCGACGTGGCCGCGGTCGCCGCGAGCGTCCGGGCTGCCTGCCGCGTCACGGCCCCTGACGTGGCCGAGGCGCCGGCCAGGTTTCTCCCGCAGCCGCGGCCAAGGGTGCCGCTGCCTGACCCCGATCCGGCGAACGTCCGGCCGGCGGCGCGGGCTGCCGACCCCGTGGTCGCAGCTGAGCCGCCCAGCGTCCGGCCGGCCAGCCGGGCAAGCGAACCTGCGGAGCTGGCCGCGCCGGCGAAGGCTTCCGAGGCTGCCCGCGTGAGTGCCCCGCCGGTCGCTCCCGTGCCAGCCCACGACCGGCCAGCCTGCCTGACCAGTGATCCGGTCGTGGCCGCCGTCATCGTGAGCGTCAGGAAGTACGTCGTGCCGCCGCCAGAGGAAGGTTTCGGCTGCTGCAGGATCAGGTAGGCCGCGGCTGGCCTGCTGCGGCCTAGCCGGGACATCGGCTACCCGCTCTCAGTACGTTTCGAAGATCGCGTAGATGTAAGCGTTCACCGAGGTGGCGAAGGTCATCCGCACCCGCAGCGCGTCGCCGGACACCACTTCAGGCTCACGGCCGAGCGGCCACTGCTTGCAGTACGGGCCGACCGGGTTCAGGCACAGATCCTTCATTTTCGCCGCAGTGACCGTGCCCTCGGTGCCGGCACCGGTGGCGAACGCCGACAGGCCGGTGCCGAGATTCAGCGGCACACCCGTCGAGCCTGACGTGTTGGCCGGCGCGTTCGGGTCGTTGTGCGGCTGGACGTCCGCCACCGCGTAAGCCGCCGACATGCCGGTGCAGAACACGGTGCCCGTGTCAACCAGCTCGACCTCGCCGGGTGTCGCGTAGGAGTCGAGCGAGAAGCCCCACTCGACGATGCGGATCGTCACGCCCGGGGCCAGCTGCATCATGGTGCGGATCGCGGTGCCGGTCGGCTGCTTCACCGGGGCGGCGGTGGTGACCATCGCGCTGTTGTGCACGAGGTAGGTCTTCGCTGACACGCTGACCACCCCCGGGTTAGTAGATGGCTGCCCGGTTCACGGCCTGCATCAGGGCCAGCGCCTGGGCGGGCGGCAGCAGGCCGAGCACGACGATCGTCGCCGTCGCGGTCAGGATCGTCGCCGACACTGTCTGGGCGGATGTGCCGCCGGTCAGGTAGCCGACGGTGGTGTAGGTGTTGGCGCTGGTGTGCAGCTGGCCGATCTGGCTGAAGCCGTTGCCCAGGGTCGGCGCGCCGCCGCCGCTCGCGTTGTTGTAGATCGCGATGAGCATCTCGCCGGCCTGCTGCGGCGTGCCCGACGTAACTGACGGGCTGGTGCCGGAGCCCTGGTTGGCGCTGTTCGTGACCGCCGCGTCGACCGCGGCCTGCCGCCTCGCGCCGGGGACGCCGACCGCGACGCAGTTCTTCGTCCCGCTGGTGCCGGACCAGGTGACGGTGATGAACTGGCTGGTCGTCAGCGCCCTGGAGTTGTGCGCCACCCAGCAGTCGGCGAACTGGTGGCTGGTGACCTGCGCGCCCGCCACCTGGGCGTAGGTGTTGCCCGCGTCGTCGGCCACGCCGGTGATCGTCGCCCCGGATGCGCTGGTGCTGCCGAGTGCCACGAGGATCAGGTCGCCGGGGCTGTTCGCGGTCGCGACGGCGATCTTCTCGCTGATCGCGGAAGCCGGGGTGTTGGTGCCGATCAGGTACGGCGTGCCGGGCGGCATGGCTCACCCGCCCAGGTAAAGCCCGCTGGTTCAGGTGATCTTGAGCTGGATCGTGGACTGCAGCGAGTCCCCGTTGTTCAGCGCCAGGCCCGGCACGCTTGATGCGTGCAGGAACATGTCGCCGTTGGTGACCACCTCGGAGCCGGGGGCGTTCCCGGCAGTCACGATGTCAGCCGCCGCGATCGAGGCGATCGCCGTGGACCCGTTCGCGCCGCGGACCACGGTCAGCGCCGTCGTGCCGGACCCGGCCGTGACCTCCATCACCTCCGTGCGGACCTGCACGTAGCTGTTGGTGCCGGGGCTGAAGGTGCTGCCGGTGTTCAGCGTCGTCGCCGAACTCGAGCCGACGACGCCGCCTGCCGCCACAGTGTTCGTGGCCGGCTTCGTCGCGGACGGGTACAGCCCGACCTCGCTGATCGTCTGCGCTGACGCGGAGGTGATCGTGCCGACTACCTGGTAGGTGTCGTTGGTCGTCGTGGTGGTCTGCACCGACGGCGTGCCGGCGACCCTGGCCTCGGCCGCTTCCTGGAACATGCCGACGTCGGTCACCGCGGCGGTGAAGGGGCCGCCGGCGATGCCGCCGGTGCCCCATCCGAGCTGCTTCGGCTCGGAGAACGACCCGCCGTTCGCGCCGATCCTGTTCTGGTAGATCTCGCGGCCCTTGGCGGTCAGCACCACCGTATTTGTGGCCACAGGTCACCCCTTTCCAGGGCGGCAGCGGGCCAGCGCCCGGCGAGGGGTTGTCAGGACGGCCGGCGCAGCGTGGCGGCGTCCGCGTTGGCCCGCCGGACCCGCCAGTTGGCCACGTGCCGCCGGACGATCCGCCACCACATCTGGCGCAGCGGGTTCCGGTAGCTGGCGTTGGTCACGCCGACGCGGTCGACGTGCGGCTCGCGGGGATTGCCGCAGCCCGCGCACGGCTCGCCGGTGACCCGGCGGTGCTGGCATTCGGTGCAGGCCCGCACGATGACGTGGGAGACCTCAGCAGAGGCGACTGCCCGGCCGCGGCGGGTGCTCATGCGCCCGGTCCCAGGACGTGGCCGAGCCCGCTGGCGATCTCCATCACGCCCAGGCCCTCGCACGGGATCGCCAGGGCCGAGAAGCCGAGATGCTCGGTGCGGGCGTCCAGCCACTCCTGCGCCAGGCGCAGATCCTTCTGGCTGAAGCTGAGCGGAACCCGGACGATGAGCACCTGGCCAGGCTCCACCACGGTCACGCACTCGCGCAGCAGCGCCTCGATGGCGGCCCCGTCCAGCACGGCCGCGCCAATTTCCGTCGTCCCGGCGCCAGTTTCTGTCGTCATCGGTTCCCGCCGATCGTCGATGAGGCTGACCCGGCGATGGGCATGCGTCCCATCGCCTCACGAAGCCGTGCCTGGTACAGGGCAAGCTGAGTGGCCCGCAGCGCTTCCCGGGGCGCTGGCGGCAGTGACTCTCGCGGGCTCTTAGGCATGCCGGACTTGCCCGCCGGCTGGTCCGGGTCGCCGTCACCCGGCGGCGCGTCCGGTGCCGACGGGTCGCCTGCGACCGGCTCCCCTCCCGGTGGCTGCTCCCCGGCGGCCACACCGGGCGCGCCCTTGCCTGCCACGACCGCCTTCGACATCGCTGCCATGTCGGCCCACAGGACCAGGTTCTGCCTGTCCACGAGCACTGCGTCATCCCCGCCGGGCACCGGCGGCTCGCCGATCTCGGCGCGGTACTTGTTCAGCGTCCAGGCGCCGTCGCGGAGCCGCTGCGAGCGGATGCCCTCCACGATGACCGAGTCGCGGTAGTCGACCTCGCCGAACTTCAGCTTCCAGTCCGTGATCCTGAACGCCTGGATGGTGAGCGCGAAGTTCAGTGCCTCGATGACGAGCTCGCCGATCGGGCCGCACGTATTGATCTGATATGTCCGGTGCTGTGAATCGCCCGTGCCGCCGCCGAGGTTCCCCGCCTCGATCACCCCGCCCTCGGCCGGGGGGACGCCGAAGTCGGACAGGATCTCGTCCCGCGCCTGGTTCTTCAGCGCGATGACGTCGCCGATCTTCCCCGTCTGCAGCTCATTGAGCTTCACGCCGCCCTTGGTGATGATCGGCGCGCCGATGTTCCTCGCGCCGAGGTTCCTGGTGGCGTGCTGGTCCCGCCAGGTCCGCATGTCCTTGTCGGCCGCGCCCGCCGGGAAGTCGGCGTGGAAGTTCGGCGGCAGGCCTTTCTTCGCGGCCTCCTTGCCGGTGCCGTTGGCGAACAGCCACACCTTCACGGACTCGACGGCGGCCTGCATCGGGGAGATGCCGAGCACCGACGGGCGGGCCGCGTCCAGGGATACGTGGATGATCTCGTGCGGCTCGAAGTCGGCCCGCTGCCCGTAGTCGGACACCTGCACGTAGCGGGAGACCGCGCCGTGGGAGTCGGCGATCGGGGTGGTCGTCGGCGAGTCCTGGTTGTACAGGGCGACCGGCAGCGACCCGATCCAGACGACCTCGAGGTAGGCGTCGCCGAAGACGAGCAGGTCGGCGATGAAGTTGCGGCAGAGCTGGCGGATGTTCTGCGCCGGGTTGACATAATCGAGCAGCGCTTCCAGCGCCAGGACATTCGCCGGCTTGTCCGGGGCCTCCTGATCGCCCTCGCCGCTGTCGGCGTCCCAGTCCGTGACCAGGCCGCCGGCGGTGACGGTGCGGGCGATGGTCTGGACGGCGACCCACGCCCACGGGCAGCACAGGTACGCTTCCCACAGCTCGGTCAGCAGGCTCTTGCGATCCGAGGCTGTGGCCGCGCCGATACCGGACTGGACTTCGTCCATGCCGCCGGGCCCGATGCCGTACGCGAATCCGGAACGGGTGACGGTGCGGGCGGCGGCGGCCTGGTCCGCTGACATGGCCCTGACCGGGCCGGCCTCGATCACCGTGACCGTCCGCGCCGTCTCTGCGGCGTGGTGCTTCCCGCGGGGACGGCCGGTCAGCAAGTCGGCGAGAGGCAC